ACTACCCTGGCCTTTATGCAGGGACCACGGATCTAATCTGTGATCACAATGGTATGGAAACCGTCGCCGATTTCAAACAATCAAACTCTCCCAAGAGAGAGGAATGGATTGGAGATTACAAATTGCAAATCGCAGCCTATGCCATGGCACATGACTATGTTTATGGTAGTAATATTGAGCAAGGAGTCATTATGATATGCACCCCCGATTTATACTTACAAGAATTTACATTCCAAGGCGCTGAGATGCGTAAATGCAAACATGAGTTTTTAGCTCGACTAAATAAATATTACAATATAATAGATGAGCTGGATCAAGGGAGGTAAACACATGCGAGAACGCGTATACAAAGCTCTAATTAAGCGATATGAGTCTGAGCAGGAAGATGCTCTACTTAAGATTGATTTGCTTCTGGTGAACGCTGGCAGCAACGCTGTCATGGTAGATCACACAGACATAACAGGCGAAATTGATAAACTATTGGCTAAATGTGCTAGTGCAGCTGAGAAAGTGGCAATACTAAGGCGATATTATGGCACAAATTAGGCACAACGTTTTACATATAGTACTCACAGCCACAAAAAATATTTTTGAAAAAAAAACTCTACGAATAGTGTCAAAACGTATTTTGAACGATTATCGTTGGTATATATAGCTGAATGTACGACGTTTTACAAAAACGTAAAACGTCTAAAACGTCGTAAGGTCAAATAAGTGAGCAATACCAAGGGGTATATGGGGTGCGCGTGCTATTTTTGATAAAAAAATAACTTTTTTTGTGGTTTCTAGCACTATATACAAGGGGATATGAATTTTATGAGAAGAAAAAAATCTAAATATAAACACCTGGTCATCAATAAGAAGAAGTATTACTTCTACAAGATATCATGGCTTGACATCACGGGGGATGCGGGGCATGCTACGGCTGAGGAGTTCGATAGATTTGAATGTTCTAAGATGGTCTCTTTTGCATACGTCTACAAACGAACTAAGAAGTTCGTGTGGACTTTTGCTAGCTATGACTCGAAGGATGAGGCATATAGTGATCGGAACGTCTTCCCTACAGGGTGCATAACTGGAATGGATAAATTAGATGTGGAATCCAGATAAATTATTTATTATTGGGATGGCAGTGTTTTTTCTGTTGGCGATTTACTCTCTGACTTTGATTCCTCGCTAGATGTCGGATTGGACTCAGTATTTTCTTTTTCTTTTTGGTCTATCACTTTTTTGGTTTGTGATGGTTTTTGCTCCGATAATGGTTTCTCAGGGGTAACATTTAATAATGGTGCATAGTCGTCTAAAATTTGTTTCATTTTCAGCTCTAGCTGTTCTTCTGTCATATCTTCTAATTTCCCATGCTTTATTATTTTTCTGTCTATGTATAATCCTCCTGCCTTGCCTCGGTTGGTTTCAGCATTTACAGCAGCGGAAAAACTTGATTTCTTCAAAGCGGCTTCTCTTATGCGAGCAAGTTCAGCAACGTGAGTCTCGTAACTGACTTCATGCTTTCTCACTCTCTCTTCTCTTAACTCACCTATATATTTTGCCACCAAAGGAAAGTTTCTTGGGTTCATTAACTTAGACCCTTCAAATCTTGCATTGTCTTTGCTATAGCCAGCTAGTGTAGCTGCCTCTGTTTGAGTTACAGGTCCTTCAGGTCCTCCGAATACTATTAGTTCGGCAAACCTCATTTGCATTTCAGTTAATCTTTTTGGTACTCCCATACTTGACTTTTTAAGCCAACAATCCTATAAAGTCAATATGAAAGATGATCGAGGAGATTTAGATTTAACCAAGCAGATAGAAGTGCTTACTCAGAAAGTACATGACGCTGAGTTAGAAACTTCATTGGTTAAAGCTATAGGTATGAACAGTCCAGAAATGAAAAGAGCCAAAGAAAGAATTGCAGAGTTGGAAGAAGGACTCGCTAATGCTCTTGCCGTCAATGAGTCACATCAAAAACTTAATGGAAAACTCCAAATGGAGTTGACAGAGTTGGAAGAATTTAATATTAAGGTTCGTCAAGAAGTTACTGTTAAGGAACAGGAGATTCTTGAAATTCACGCCGACAATAAAAAGTTAGCATTACAAGTTGATGACTCAGTTGCAAGATTGAGAAAGAATGGAATAATTTAATGAAGGTCAGAGACCTACAGGAGTTTTTAGATAAGTTTACAGAAGGCGCACAGGGACTGCGAGGCAACGCGGTAAGTAATGCAGTCATCATGGTAGAGTTCCATGGACGACTCTATGAAATAAGAAGAATGGAAGTTCATGAAAACGCAGAGACAGCAATAGTTGGGCTAGGCAAGTTAAGACCTACACATCGATTGGTCTTAAAAACAAATAAAGAATCTAAAATTTTAATGCCAGATAAGCTCAAACATGACTACTGATGTTGGGCCAAAAATCTCATGGGTCCAGAAGCTAAATTTTATAAAAAACTTAAAGCAAAAACTTCACGAATTATCTGGACAAGGCTGGAAAATCTTAGTGGACTTGGTACTCCTGATCTATTGGGGTACAATCATTCTGGGCACTTTTTTACTGTTGAATTAAAAGTAACGCGAGCCAACAAACTCAAGTTCTCGCCGCATCAAATATCGTTCCATATCGCACATCCTAACAATACCTTTATCATAGCCGAGGCCCTCGGTCCGAGGCTCGTGAAACTTTTCCGTGGTTCACGGATCAGGGAGCTTGAGGCTTGTGGCTTTAGGCTTGAAGCTTGCTGCTTGGGGCTTGATGCTTGCGTCTCTTACCTGGAAGAGCTTGGCGCTTGAAGCTTGGCGCTTGGGGCTTGGACCTGTACCCGTTGTCCCTGGCCCACTGTTCATGGATCTCGTATATATCTATTTGTGTTTGAGTTCTAATGTTTACCATAAATCACTCTGGCTGTCGATCGGTCCCAGCATGCTCTACAGCTTCCACACTTGCCACCCTGACTGGGAGCAGGACAGGTCGCGTCATTAGCTGTGGTGACCCCTGACGTGTAAGGCCAGCTCTTGACTGGTGTTACTTGGTCCACCATGTGATCACTGATTACAATCTTTAAATTTTTTGGAACGACTTCTGGATCCATGAGTCTGGTATACTTAACCTCCCTCGTTGGCAGCCAGTGCATGGTCCCTGGTGTGTTGTTACAGACTTCAAAAATTTTTTTAAGATGCTCGACTGATTGAAGGTCTCCAGCGTCATGCCACCTGAACCACTTCTGGCGCTTCACCTGGACTGTCATGGCGTCCACCCAGCGCGGGTCCATCAAGCTAGCTAGCCTGAAGTACTGAGCAGCCTTGATGGCTGGATAGCGGGTATAGTTACCCTTCAGGGCATAGCAGCTCGAACATACAGAATTTTTTACTTTGCGCAGTCTAGAACCTACTTGGCATTCCCATGCAGGTAGACTGTAGCTCAGGCCAGGCATCTTGCTGGTTCTGGTTAATGATCCAGTTATTTTCTTAGCTTCTTTTACTTTCATATTTCTAATTGAGCTCTATCATTTGAATGTGTTCTTTTTAAGGCTTGACGCTTGGTCCTTGGCTCGTGGGGCCTGGTCCCTGCAGTCAGGATATGCTTGAGGCTTGACGCTTCAAGCTGGATCTGGGGCCCGAATTTTTTCCAGGATTTTTTAATCAGGTTAAGCTCCAGAAGCAGCGTGGACCACTGGCCCACGCTACAGTTACTAACAGTTAAGGTAATCTTCTTCATTTCTTCTTAGGTTCCATGTCCTTCTTCACCAGCCTCAGGATCTCCTCCATTGCATCTGCTATTCTTTTTAATTGTTCAGTAGAAAATACAGCATCTGCTATTCTTTTTAACTCTACACTTTCTTCACTCATATTTATTCCTTTCTAACTACATCCTATCATTTCTGGGACAGGCTGTCAAGAGCTTGAAGCTTGAGGCTTGGCGCTCGCTGTTTCTTTTTATTTTTCTTCAACTTCAGGTTGTTTAAAAAATTCTCGCAATGCTTAACGTACGCGGGACTAAGATCCCGCGTATCGTGGATGAAGTAATTCATCAAGTCGTTGTGTTTAGATCTAATCAAGTAGCACCATGTACTCTTTAGCAAAGTATTGACGGAAAAAATTTATTCCGTTACGAACTACTTGCCATCCATCCTGGTTATCACTGAATCCAGGCTTTTGGTTCGTTAATTGGTCGATGGTCTCCATCTCATGATTTTTGTACATCGTGTAATCATAAACAGCGGCCGCGAAAGCAGGCAGTTCAATTGACTCACCGCTAAACGGGTTCGTTCTTTTTACCATTGCTGTCGAATGTGATTTGATAGCGAATGGGATCTTATATTTTTTGTCTTTGTATGTTATTGTTGTCATGTTATATCCTTTCAATACTTATCCTACATTATCCCTGGTCCATTGTCAAACGCTTGTGGCTTGACGCTTGCGGAGCGGCGCCCCGCCCTGAATTTTTTAGTTTAGAATCATTCTAAAGTGGCCAAGCACGCTGAGGCCCGACAGTAATTGTTTAA